AAGATCGACCCGGCAGCCGCGACCATCATGGCCCTAGGTGTGCAAATACTCATGCCCGAGAAAAAGCGGGCTCGATCAATCTACGCAGACGGTGAACTATGAAACTAAACCTCAGCAACATCCGCTCGCCACTGTCAAAGCTCGACATCATTTTACTGATCGCCCTAGGCCTGATTGGTAGTGGCGTCTACCAAGAGCTGGGTAGTGGTTGCGCCATGCTATCCGTGGGCGTGCTCACGTTGCTGCTTGGATTGCTCATGGCTCGTGGGACAACACAAGGCGGTGCTGAATGATCTTTGACGGCTTAGGCGCGGGTCTCAACTTTGATGCTCGTCAAACGGGTGAGCAAAACGTCACCGACGGCACCGGGCTGGGCGGCTACTTCTCTGGCTTGTCATTTCGTCGTCCGGTCGCAGGCATCCCCGTAGATCGCGACAGCGCAATGACCTACGGCGCTTACTACGCCTGCGTGCGGTTGATCTCAGAAAACATCGCCATGTTGCCGTGGCGTGCGTACGAATCTAAAAACGGCCGTCGCAATATCTCAGAAGGTCACCCAACCGACGCCATGTTATACCGTGCCGCCAACGACGAAACCAACTCGTTTGAATTTCGCGTAGCGCTCATGGTCTCGGCCATCACGCAAGGCAACGGCATAGCAGAAATTGAACGCCTACGCACCGGTGAAGCGGCAGCGCAGTGGCACATCGACTGGGATCGCGTTAACCCCGACCGCGACAGTCGTGGTCGCCTGATCTACGACATAAGCGAGACCAACGGGCCAAACACCGTCCTAAATGCCGCTGATGTCATCCATTTGCGTGGTGGCCCAACATACGACGGCGTCAGTGGTCTAAGCGTGCTGCAATACGCCAAGCAAAGCATCAGTCTTGGCCTTGCGATGGAACAGTTTGGCGCGGGATTCTTCGGCAATGGCGCGATGCCAAGCGGCGTGATTGAAACAGATAACGAATGGGTGGAGCCTGCTGAGTGGAGTCCAGCTGCGGCTAAAGCACTCAAAAGCACATGGCAAAAACGCAACAGCAACGCCGGCGGCAAGAATGGCGGTGTTGAAATACTCGAACCCGGGCAAAAATTCAAAGCAATCAGCGTATCGCCAGGTGAGGCCCAATTTCTTGAGTCGCGCCAAAACGGCGTCATTGATATTTGCCGATGGATGAACGTCAAGCCGCACAAAGTCATGTCGCTTGAGCGCAGCACCAACAACAACATCGAATCGCAAAACATTGAGCACGTCACCGATTGCTTGTTGCCGTGGGCAACGCGAATGGAGCAAGAATACAACTTCAAAGTATTCCGCACCCAAACCAACCGCTACACCAAGCTCAACTTGTCGGCCTTGCTGCGCGGTGACCTAAAAGCCCGTGAAGCATTCTACAAATCTATGTTGGATCGTGGTGTCTACAACATCGACGAAGTGCGCGCATTTGAAGAAATGAACCCACTCGAAGACGGCCTCGGTGAACAGCGATTTATACCCATGAACATGGCCAGCCTCGAATACGCCAAAACCAACGGCAACACAGGTTTAAGCAAAGACACAACCAAAGGAACCTCAGAATGATCGAACTATCAGGCCTCCTAGCCCTCGAAACCCTAGCGCTGCCAGCGCTGGCAAAGCTCGATCACCTGCTAGCACAAGAGCGAGCGGCCAAAAGCCATCAAGAAGGTGGTCTGCAAGAAATCAGTGCCTACTCGGCAGGGCCAGTGCAAGACGCAGAACGCAACGGCCTGCCAGTGACCGTCCGCGACAACATCGCCATCGTCTCGCTGCGCGGCATCATGCTCAAAAGCTACCCCTATGCCAGTAGCTATGTCGCCAGCTCAGCACACGTGCGTGCCGCGATTAAAGCGGCGCGGCTTGATGAAAGTATTGATCACATCGTCATCATGTCCGACACGCCGGGTGGGGATGTGCGTGGAATGCACGAACTAGGCGACGAAATCACCGCCGCTGCACAAAGCAAAAACGTCGTTGTGCAAATCGAAGGCACCCTTGCCAGCGCAGGCTATCACGTAGCCGTGGGAGCCAACGCCATCTACGCCAGCCACCGCATGAACAGCGTCGGCAGCATAGGCGTGCGCACCGCCCTTTGGGATACTGCAGAAATGTACGAAAACGCCGGTATCAAAGTCATCAAAGTGGATACCGGCGAACACAAATCAACCGGCCTAGAAGGCGTGCCCATCACAGAGCCACAAGTGGCCGAAGTGCAGCGCGTAGTAGATCAACTCTATGCTGAATTCCTAGCCGTCATCATTGCTGGTCGTGGCATCACAGAAAAAGAACTCAAACCACTGGCCGACGGTCGCTCGTGGTTCGCCTATGAGGCCGAAGGCTTTGGACTGATCGACGCCATACAGCCGCTAGAAACAACACTCGCAAGCCTAACCGCTCGTCAGCAAAATGGCGGCATGACACGCGCCGCCGCTGATGAACTGTTCAAAGATTTTTAACTAACCAACCCAATTTTTACCAACCAGCAACACTGCCAAATCGGGCCGGTGGGGCTAACCATACCCGTCAAAAGGAGCACTCCATGACACTGTTAGAAAAACTCAAAGCAAAACTGGCCCGCGCTCAGGAGATTAAAGCCGCTGCTGAATCTGCCGACCGCGAACTCAACGAAGCTGAAGCGGCTGAACTGAAAACCATCGCCGCTGCCTGTGTCGATTTAAAAGCTCAAATCGAACAAGACAAGCAGTTCGACGCAATGGACGCAGAATTCAACACCCCGCAAGGCCGTCGCACAGGTGCAGCACCAGTGGGTAAAAAGCAAGGTGCTCAAGCCAAAGACGACGACCTAGAAGCCATGGGCGGCTTTGCCTCGGAAGGCGAATTCTTCTCAGCGGTTTATCAGGCGTCGCGTGGCAACATTGATCCGCGCCTAACGGCTGCAGCAACTAATGTGGTTGGCAATAATGGCGGTGAAGAAGGCTTCAGCCTGCCGCCAGCAGTGCGCAATCAGGTGTGGAAGCTGTTGGAAGTTGACGCGGGCGACATGATGGGCATGGTTACCAGCGAGGTGACTGGGTCAAACTCAGTCTCTTTCTTGAAAGATGTGACAACGCCGTGGCAGGCTGCTGGTATTCAGACTCACTGGGACCAGGGTGGTACTAAGTTTGTGCCGACGCCTTATAACTCGCTCACGGCCGCTCAAATGAACCTGAATGGTCTTAGTGTGTTTGTAACGGTTGAAGAAGACCTCCTTGAAGATGCGCCTCGTCTTGGTGGACGTTTAATGGAGATGGCCCCAATGGCTATGCGCTGGGCAATTAATGAAGCCATTCGTACGGGCGACGGAGTTGGCAAGCCAAAGGGTTATATGAAAAGCGATGCGCTTATTTCCGTGGCCAAAGAAAACGGTCAAGCGGGTGGCACGCTGGTCGCGAAAAACGTGGCAAAAATGTACACGCGCATGTTGGCATCAAGCATTAAAAACGCGCACTGGGAGATCAATCACGAGCTATTGCCTCAGTTGATGGACCTAAAAACAGAAGATGGAAAGCTGCTCTGGACGCCATTAAATAGCGGCTACAAAGAAGAGCCAAACGGCTTGCTTCTAGGCCGTCCGGTGATCTTTAACGAACACCCAGAGGCAGCGGGTTCGAAAGGCGACATTCAGTTTGTAGACCCTAAAGGCTACTACTTGGCGCTGCGTACCAAGGCGGCAAAATACGCTGAATCAATGCATCTCTACTTTGATCAAGGTCTTAAATGCTTCCGCTGGCGTCTGCGTTTGGATGGTCAGACCTTCCTGACCAAGCCGGTCGATTCGGCCAAAGGCAACCTAACCAAGTCACACTTTGTGACCTTGGCGGCGCGCGGCTAAGCCAGCAAAAACAAACTCAGCCCAAGGACGGGCTAACCCTTTTAACCCCCTTTAAAAACACCTTTTAAAATCAGGAGAATTGCCCATGAGCAATCCAAACTTAAAGCCCTCACTGCGTGCGCCAGTGATCGCCGCTATTCCGTCTGCATCACAATCAGTTGGCACCGCAACCATCACCGGTTCGGTAGATATGGGCCTATTTATCAACGTCATGGCAGTGGCTACTGTTGGTGCGTTTGGCACTGATGCCACAGCAACCATGAAATTCGAGCAATCAACCCTTGAAGACTTCTCGGATGCCAAAGACATCGTAGGTCGCACTGCCATCGACCTAGCAGAAGACCTGCCGGGTGTAATCAACCTAAAAGCCAATGACCTAGATACAAACAACGGCTTCCGCTATGTACGCCCAGTAATTACCGTGGGAACGGCAGCGGTATTGGTAGGTGCGGCCGTCCTAGGCTTCGACGCCAAAGACCAACCCGCTGATCCGCTAACCGGCACCATCGTAGATTAAGGGCACACCATGACCTACGACCACCTCAAACTGACCACCGCCCCCACGGTAGAACCGCTCACCTTAGAGCAGGTAAAAACCGACCGGGGTGGCATCAATCACAGCGAACACGACGAGCTGCTAAACGGCCTCATCGTCACCGCGCGTGAACGTGCAGAAAACGCAACCGGGCGCGCACTCATGCCGCAACAGTGGCAACAACTGCACGTAAAAGCCACGGCAGAAATCGAGCTAGTGCGCTGGCCAGTCACTGGGGTGGACACCCTCACCATCGACGGTGAAGAACAAGACATCGCCGCGCTAATGGCCGCCAACGACCTCGAACTATGGGATGGCGACAGCGCCATGCTCATAAGCCCGCTGTTTTACGGCAAGCGCGTGGTCGTCAAATACAGCGCAGGCTACACCAATGCCGCGGCAGTACCGGGGCCAATAAAAAAATGGATGCTCATGCAAATTGGCAGCATGTACGAAAATCGCGAAAGTGAAATCGTCGGGGCTGTTACCAATCCACTAAAATTCGTTAACGGCATGTTAAATGCCTACAGGGTGCGCACATGAGAGCGGGCAAACTCACCACCTCAGCCACACTGCGTGACCAAGCCGGGGCGGTTATAGCAACGCGGCTCATAGGCATCACAGCCGACAAAGCCGACGGCGCACGAGAACCGGGCCTGATCGGCCAAAGCGTCACCATACGAGCGCGATGGTCAGCTGACTACCAAAACGGATGCAGCTTAGCGGTCGTGAATGGCGATGACGTCTACCTCATTGCCAGCGCAAGCAACCCCGACGGCAAAAAGCTCGATTCGCTCATCAACGCCAACGCACTGCGCGGGCATGTGTGCGAAGTCCACACCATCGACGGCGACCTCACAACCCGCGTCGCGTTGCTGGGCTACGTGCCCGAAGCCGACGGCGACCACGGCTATCTCGAAACAACAGAGCCACGACGCCAAGCCGAATTCTACGCGGGCGAATACTTCCCCACCGTAAGGACAGAATTTACCGCCGCAGGCAGCCTGTGGCGAATCGAACAACTCGACCCAAAACGCAGCACCGGCGTACTCACCCGGTGTTGGATCACCTTTTTACAGCACGAGGCTTAACACATGGCACAGGTCAGCAACTACAGCGGCACCAAAACTGAAACCGGCGTAATCACCCTGAGTGTTGCGGCGGGCGACATCACGCCTGACCTCACCGGCATAGCCATCGCCATCGAAGGCGCGGTGGGTGACTGCACCATCACCGTAGTGCCCGCTGGATGTGCAACCGCGCGCAACCCCGGTGCCGACGGCGAAAACATCGTCGCAGAAAACGGCACTATTGTGATCGATACCTACCTGCCGCTGGCGTCAGTCATCATCACCCCAACCGACACCGGCACCGAATACACCATTCAATGGAATCAGTTCTGATGTCGGCGGTTAAACTCGAAAGGATAAATTATGATTATATCTGGTATTAAACAGTCGGTTGTCGCTCGGTTGAGCGCTATCACTGGCGGCATGACGCCGAGCGAGATTGGTAGTAGCATTAAAGGGCAAACTGGTGCTGGTGAGATTGTAGATATACCAAATTCACTACTGTCAACAATACCAGTTCGAGTTTTTAAAGATGACTCTGGAAGATTCTACACAGACTTTGATTCACGCGACTGGGAGCCAAGAGTGTTTGACGCTACTTATTTTGTTGATCAAGCAAGTGGTAGCAATGCTAATTCCGGCCTGACTGAATCGCTTCCGGTTGAAACTATCAAACAAGCATTGATTTTGATTGCGGCGGCAGGTGGTACTGATTTTGAGCTTATCATTAATGGTGGATACTTTGATCGCCTTGATGGTTGGGCAAGTCAACAGATTGGAAGTAAAAACATAGTTGTTCGCTGTCGCGGCGATGTAACGTCTAGCGGAGAATTCTCTGGCCTGTCATGGAGTGACGCTACCGGAGGTGCTTATTCAGTGAATCGCTCAGCAGTTGGTGTTGTTTATGACAAAACCACACTGAACGGTGATGGTGACTGGACTCAGCTTGAGCCTGTTGTGGATTCTGCTGTCTGTATTGCAACCGCTGGGACAATGTACACTGATGGCACAACTTTGTGGGTGCATAGATCAGATGGGTTAGTTCCTACGTTTGACAACACGATGGTTGGCACTACAACTATCAATGTTAGACCAGCGGAGAACGGTCGGACGATTATCTATGGTATGAAAATGTATGGTGGTGCTGACGCAATATCCTGCAATATGGGGGCTAATGTTTATTCTGATGTCATTTTGGTGAATTGCGAAGCAGGATATACAAATACAAACGCCGTAGATTTTAATGGCGCTAGGTACTGTATAACTCAGAATGTTTTGGCTAAAGGTGCGTCAAATGATGGGTTTAACTATCAAGCAGGTGCTTCACTTTTGAATCAGATTGCTGTTGAGATAAATTGCACAGCAAGAACGTCAGGGCTTTACGCAACAGATACAAACAATAACGCCTCTTCAATACATGACGACGGTGTAATTTTACGCATCAATGGTAAATATACTGGTTCGCGTGGGCCGGTAGTTAATGATATTGATAATGCAGTTGTCTGGAATGTAGGATGCTACTCTGATAATGCGCTTGATGTCACTGGCACTCTATCTGCAAATTATTCTAATGGGTTAGGCACTACAACTTATATAGATAATTGCGTATCTGGGAGTCAATCAGAATATGATGCTTATTCAGCCGGTACGATGACAGTTATTAATTCTCCAAGCATATCCAAGACATCGGGAAATGTTGAAGTTATTTAATTATGACAACCATCCCCGACTGTATAGAGAAACCAAACGGCTTAAGCTGCGGCTGAATCAACTGAACTGGGAAACGAACAGGAGTAACAATCATGACCAATCAACCCTTTTGGGCACCTATCATTGATAAAACATCAACCGCCATATCGGCGGTTTTTTTATGTCTGGGCGTTGTGCTCTTGTTGCTGCTATTGCCTGTGGCGTTGCCGTTAACGGGTATTCCGTTGGCGCTGATGATTGCGGTGCCGCGTTGGCGACCCTTTGCCGGTAAAAAGGCGTATCACATCTGGATCGCGTTTGATCGGCTCTGGAATGCGCTGTTTTGGCACGACAGCCGAGAAACGATCTCAAGCCGCTTAGGCAAAGCATTGTACTGGCATCACCCGCCGGTATTTAACTGGTTGTGGGTAGATGCCGCAGTAGCTTGGATGCTGGACAAGGTTGACCCAGAACACTGCTTTAAATCCATTGATTGGACGGTAGGGCGGGGCAAAGACTGGCACCGCACTCGCTGGTCGGAGCCGGTCTGATGGCAGCGAATCACGCGGGGCTATCGGGCATGACCGACGTGCTCAGCTTGCTCGATGAGCTGGGCAGAAAAGGCGACGACATCGCCCGCAAGGCCGCAACGCAAGCGGCGCGAACGCTGCGGTCATCGTACCTCGTTAACGCCATGAGTCGTGCCACGGGTATTCGGCAGGCGGTGGTGCTGCGACATATGACGATCAACGACGCTTCGCAAAAGTACGACTCGGCCCGAATCAACTTCAGTGGCGCGGGCATACTCGTGCGGGAATACAGCCATCGTCATCGCGTAGTCGGCGGGCAGGGTACGCGGGCGCAAATCCTAGTCGATTGGATTGGTGGCACTAAGGTCGCGGCGGGCTTTATCAACGCCCGCAGCCAGCGCAAAACCGCACTGGCAACGCGTAACACCAAAACCACCAAGCAAGGCAAAACCTACACCTATCGGCAGGGCAAAATGGTTGATGCCATGGGACCATCGCTGGGTGCGCTGTATCAGGCATTGCCAGACAGCCAAGTGCGCAACGAGGCAGAGCAAACCCTCTCTGTGGCGCTGGGCCAATTACTGGATGAACTAATTGATGAGTAAATCTTGTTATGAGTAAAGTAACTCAAGCCCGCAACGAGCTAAAAGCGCGGTTGGTCGGCGTGGATGGCATTGACGCCGCGCTCAACCCAGTCGATGCCCGCGACAAAACCAAACACCCAGAAAGCGGGGCGTTTGCGGTGGTCTGGACGCTCGATGGCAAGCAAGAAGTCGGGCAAAAATCCGTGATCTGGCGTCGTCCGTTCGGTGTCGATATCGCCGTCCCGTGGAATGCCGCCGCTGACATGGAAGCCGCTGACATGGAGGCCTATCTGGACACCATGTGCAAAAACATCGTACTGAGCTTGGCGGCTAAGTGGGATGCGCAACTAACGCACGACGTAACCATTGAATCACTCAGCATTGCATACCCAGATAAGGGCAACGGCAAAGCTGTGATCTCGTTTGAAATCACGCTGCGAATCGTCGATTCGCAACCGTAACCGGCCACCGGCCATAACCTTGATCAACAACTAAACCAACCCACAAAACCAACCCAAACAATCCTTAAACAATGAATTAGGAGGCTTTATGCCGCGCAATATTTTTACTTATATCGGTGCCGGGCAGGTATACCTGCGTCGTCGTGATACTAACTTTGGCTTGTTGCCAATCGCTGATGCGGGCGCACTTAGCTTAGCGATTGAAACCGAAGAAATCACACAGCCACAACGCACCCAGGTGGGCGGTGGCAACCTCGATAAAATCGACCGTATTACCAAAATGGGGCTAAGCCTCACGCTGTCAGAGCAGCGCCCTGACGATATGGCCATGATGCTCTATGGCACCACCACGGCTGTGGCCGCTGCGGCGGTGGTTGATGAAGAACACACTGCCTACGAAGGCGCGTTGGTGATGTTCGATGATCAGCCTGATGTATCCGTTGCGTACGTTGTTAAAAACCAAGCCGGTGACACCACTTACGTTGCTGGTACGGATTACAACGTCACCCAGTTGGGTATCACTATCATTGCCGGTGGCGATATTTCCTCCGGTGATGTGATCTCAGTCAGTTACACCACACTGGCAACCAACGCGCTGGAAATGCTCGTCAACTCAGGCTTTGAATACGAACTCGTGTTTGAAGGTCTGAACGAAGCCAACGGTGG